CGCGACATCATCGCGAAGGGCACGTACCGGGCGCTCAACGCCTACACCGAGCCTCGGGGCCGCCGCGAGGGGAACTGGCCGCTGTTCGGCCTGAACGTCCACAGGACGGTCTACAAGACCGTCACGAAGGAAGGCTTCACCACCCGGTCGACGTCTCCCTCTGTGTCATAGTAAATTGAGACTCCCCGACCCCTTCGTACACTGGGGGGGTCGGGCATCCGACCCTGAACCAAGAAAGAACCCTATATGTCAACCTTCAAGAACCTCTCCTTCTACGGCTACCTCAAGAACTTCTCGGCCATCAAGCAGGAACTCGACCGCCGCCTCGTGGGCTTCTTCGTCGACGTCATGGAAGACGACGACGGCGAGCCGTTGCTGATCGTGAAGCACAAGGGCCCCTTCGCGGCCCGCTACCGCATCGGATATGACATGGACTCGTGGCAAGTCCAAAAGCAGGTCGGTCGCTTCCGCTTCGACAAGCGGACCAACCGCATCGTCCACCCCGAGGGCTTCGGTGGAGACGCCCACTTCAGGGGTCTTTTCGAGGGCGAGGTTGCCGACCACGTGATCACGACGCTCGTCGACGACTTCGCGGACTTCCTCGACGCCTGCGAGGACGAGAAGCGCCACGCCCACGCCCTGTACGAGGCCACCCTCGTCGAGCAGGTCGCCGAGGCTCGTGCCAAGGTCCTCGCGGCCCGGGAGGCGCTCGCCGAGGCCAAGGAGCGCCTGAAGGGCGCCCAAGGCGACCTCGACGTCGCGAAGGACATGCTGAAGTACCACCGCAACCCGAATTGACTCTGTCATAGGATTTGAAACCCGCCCGACCCCTGCTAAAGTGTGGGGGTCGGGAAGTCCGACAAGAAAACTGGAGCAATCATGAAGCCGAAGAATCCGAAGTACTGGTACGAAGTGTGGGTCTCATGTGCCGACTACAGCGTCGACACCGAGATGTTCCCGGCAACCGCCGAAGGCTTCGCGCAGGCCTTCAAGGCCGCCGACACCATGACCGAGACCTGCGACGAGGTCCTCGTCTGCGTCCACCGCTGGGACTTCACGGAGCGCAGCACCTTCGCCCGCTTCAAGTCCGACGAAGGCTTCGCGTTCGTCGAATTCGACGACGAGGGTGCGCCCGAGGCGATCTCGACCGAACTGAGAGACGTCGACGGTCTCTTCCTGAACAACCTTCCCAAGGCCATCGTCGAGGCCTTCTTCAAGGGCCGCAAGGCCTACATGGAGGCCTGATCATGAAGTACGGCATCCTCGTGACCTACCACGACCCCGACGGCGACATCGTCGAGGTCCCACCTTCCCTCGAATCCCTCGGGGTCTATGCGATCACCGAGTTCTCCCGGCTGCGGGACGCCGAGAGGGCCGCCAAGGCCCTCCGGCTCACGCGCCCCAGCCGTCGCTACAAGTACCACGTCGTCGAACTTCTCGGCGTCGACAGCAACTGAAACCACAACAGGAAACCACTATGTCACTCAGAACGACCATGCTTGCCATTCGCGTCTCCGCCCACGTCGAAATCGGCCTTGCCTTCCTCGGGGCCTGCCCGCTCGAAGACGGCTCGACCCGATGGGTCCCGATGCGCGGCCTCGTCAACCGCCGCGAACTGCTTCGCGGTCGGTGGATCCACCGAGAACTCCTCTCGGACGAGCCCCGCGAGCCGATCGATCGCATCGACTTCATGCACGTCGAAGAACTCCCCGGCTTCCATGCCGGGATCATCGACGACGCCCGTGAAGCGCTGTCGTCGAACTTCCGAGACCTCGTCGAGGCGTCCGCGATGAACACCGGACCGATCAATTTCGGGTCGGACGAATTCGTGGCCGACGTCGTCGGAGTCTTCGCGATCGACGTCGAGGATTTCGCGTACCGGGCGCACAACGGCTACTCCGCGATCGTCGAGACGGGCGCGAAGATCCTTCGTGCCTCGGCGCCCGGCGACACGGATGACGGCGGCCTGTGGCCGTTCGTCAAGGCGGCCAAAGCGTGATCTTCCGAGTCGAGGCGTCTGCCTGCTGCGAGGAGACCGACAAGTGTCTCCTCGCGGTCGAGGACTGGGACGGCGACGAATGGAACGGCAGCGGCGTGCTGCTGCCCTCCGAACTGAAGATTCATCGGATCGTCGCCGATGACACGCTCACCGGAAAAGAAATCTGCGAGGGCATCATGTTCCTCGTACACTGGAAAGGCGACCCCAACGGGGGGAAGCCGACGTTCACGTTGTCCGGCCACGTCGAGGCGGAGTCTCCTGACGAGGTCCTTCAAAAAATTCAAGACTTCGAAATTGTTCTCATCACTGGAAACTGATTATATGTCACACGAAATCATGCAGTCCGACAAGGTTGTCCTCTCTCGCGTCCCCGCTTGGCACGGTCTCGGCACGGTCATCGACCGCGACGTCTCCGTCAAGGAGGCGCTCGCCCGTGCGTTGAACTGGGAGCCCGTCGAGGTCGGCCTCGTCCGTGCCGACGGCGGCCCGATCACCACGAAGGCCATCTGCCGCAGCGACGATCCGACCGCCGAGCCGCTCGGTGTCGTCTCCGACGGTTGGAAGCCGATCTTGAATTCGACCATCGCGGACGTCGCTGCCGAGGTCTTCGGCGACAAGGTCTCGTCTGCGGGATCGGTTCGCAACGGTCGTCTCTGCTTCATCTCTGTCGACCTCGGTCGCGGCGACGTGGCAGGCGACGAGACCCGATTCTATGGGACCGTGACGTGGGGCCACGACGGCATCCACGGCGTCCTCGGCGGCGCCTCGTGCGTTCGCGTCGTCTGCGCGAATACGTGGTTCGCCTTCGACGGCGAGAACTCCAACAAGCGGTTCCGGCAGCAGCACCGTGGATTCTCGTCGCAGGAGGAAGTCAAGTCTCGCCTCGTCGCGGCGGGCAAGGCCATGATGGAGGCCAAAGACACCGCCATCGCTCAAGCCGAGTTCATGGCCGGGAAGTCCATGACCGATCAGGGCTGGTCCGAGTTCCGGCTCGCGATCGCGGAGTCGATCCTCGCGAAGAAGCAGAAGGCTTGGAACGATGCCGACAAGGCTCGTGCCGTCGCCATCGGTGTCGGTCTGACCGAGGCCTTCGACGACGACGTGAACTACGTCGGCGGCAATTGGGCGTCAGCGTTCAACGCCGCGACGTCGTACCTCTCCCATGACCGCGCCTACCGTGGTGTGAGTCGCGGCGAGGCCGTGGCGCTCGGCGCCGGGTCGACGCTCCTGAAGAAGGCCGCCGGGCTGGCGTTGGAGTTCGCGAATGCCTGATCAGGACTTCGAAGACGAGGGGGCGGGCGCTTCGCCCGTCCCCGACATCTTCTCGAAACTCGACCCGGCTGAGGCCCTCCTCGTGGCCGCCAGTTGCCGCTCGTCGATCGTCGTCCCTCGTGGTACCCCGGTGATGTTTCCTGTGGCCACGACGGGACCGCAGAAGGAGAAAAGCCTGTCGGTTTGGGTCCCCCCGATCGACAAGTCTGCGAAGCCTCTTCAGTTCGCGATGATGGACGCCTTCTCTCCGACGGCTATGATCGTCGCACCCACTGGAACCATCCTCCGTTGCCGTCTCTTCGACGAGCACGGTCTCCCGATCATGCAGGTCTACGTGCAGTGGGTCGGGCAGTTCGACAACCTTGAAACCGAAGATGAGGACGAAGATGAAACTGGACTCTCTGATCACGAAGACGGCTGAGACCCGATGGCTTGGTCCGTCGGCCTCGGCGCAGATCCGCAACGCCCGCCGATGCTGCATGATTCTCGGGAACCCCGAGGCGCACGAGGTGACCTACAGTCATCTCGTGCAAGTGCAGAAGGCCCTCGAAGGTGCCGCCGTGTCCGGACCGACGATCAACCGCCACCTCGCGGCGCTCATGACGGCCCTTCGCGAAGGGGCCCGGCTCGGTGTCGCCACCGTGCCCCCGTCGCCCCGGCGTCGCAAGGAACGATGCCGGGAGCGGGTTCTCTCCGAGGATGAGGTCTCGGCCATCACGTCCAACATGCCGTCGGACCTCGCCCGGTTCGTGTGGTTCCTCTTCGACACTGGCATGCGAGTGTCCGAGGCGGCGGCCCTGCGGGCCTCAGACGTCCGCGATGGCGTCGCCTATGTGAAGACCCTCAAGGGCGGCGCCAATCGATCTGTGCCCCTCACGAAGCGGGCGATGGCCGCTTGGCAAACCGGGTTCCCCGACGTGACGCAGGACCGCCTGAACTCGTCTTGGAACCGTGCCAAGAAGCAGACCGCGATGGCTTCGGACCGCGACGTCGTGCCGCACGCCCTCAGGCACTCGGCAGCGTCTCGCCTCGTCTCTGCGGGCATGGACATTTTCGTGGTCAAGGAGTTCCTCGGCCACAAGGACCTCAAGACCACGACACGCTACACGCACCTGTCGCCTCGTCGGCTTCGCGCCGCAGCCGACATCTTGGAGACCGATCGATGATGGCCGTGGTCTGCGTTTTCGACGGCACGCTTCTGCACGAGAAGCGGGTCGTCGAGGTGGCCGACGAATCGGTCGCCGACGAACAGGTCGTCAAGGCCCTGCTCGCATCGAAACTCGAGAACCCCAACGCCGTGGTGGCCTTCCCGCACGGCACCGTGACATACAGGACCTCCCATGTCTGAGCCGATCACCACGACGTCGCCGTGCGACACGCCCGGCTGCCCGAATCCGAGACCGAGGACCCGACGCCATCGGTTCTGCTCGCAGTGCGTCCGCAAGTCGTCGGACAAGGGCCCCAAGGGCCGGGGCCCGAAGGACCCGGCAATGTGGGACCGCGACATGATCGAGTTCCGACCCTTCGAGGCGGCGGGTCTGTACGAACAGTTCACCCCCGAGCAGAAGAAGATCGTCGACGAGGTCGTGGCCCGGCGCACCAGCGAGATCGACGTCGAATTCTCCGCCTACCTCGACGGCTTGACACCGTGGGAGCGTCGCCGCTGCGGCTTCGCGACGCCCGACGGCCCCGACGATGAAAGGACCTACCGTGCCTTCACCGATTGATTGGATCGCACGTGCCAAGGCCTCAGGGAACTTCAGGTCCACGTTGCCGGGCTGGGTCTTGTCCGTGGCAACCTTCGAGGAATTCGAGGCCGCCGTGTCGCGCTGGCTCGAGTCGTCGGCTGACCGCCGATTCGACGTCGACGGCAGCGTCGCGGTGCCCGTCGTCGGCGCCCTCCCGATCAGGCTCACGTGCGGCATCGCGCAGAAGATCGTCATTGACGCAATCTTCGAAAACGTGCGGTGGTCCGTGGTGGCTCGAAGGATCGGGCGTGCCGTTGCCTTCGAAGCCTTGGCTCGATCGCTCCCGAGGAGCGACGGCTACGTAGTCGCCAAGGCGACCGAGATGGGGAAGTCGCCGACCTTGGCGCTGCGGCGCATGAACCTCGACGTCGACATCGACCCAAAGATCGCGGCCATTGCTGGCATCGTGCTCCTCGAACTGTTCGCGTCTTCGACTGGCATGATCGCGAAGTCGAAGACCTATCGCCACCGCCAGTGGGACATCCGACTTCAGCCGACCGATGCGGCCCGGCAGTGGTGCGACGAGACCATCAAAAGAGGCGTCCGCCCGATGCTCGTGCCCGAGGTCGACGTCGAGCCTTGGACGTCACGTTTCGACGGCGGCAGCCCGCTTGACGACCGTGGGATCATCCGTGCGCCCGGCACCGATGACGTCACTGTCCCGGTCATCGAGGCCGCCAACGCCGCGCAGCGCGTCAGGTGGCGAGTCGACCGCGACGTCGTACTCGAACTCATGAAGACGACCCACGATGCCCGGCACTGCATGCTGGCGGCGCAAGCGCTGACGGCACCCGACACCTTCTGCTTCGGCTATTCCTACGACTTCCGTGGGCGCATGTACCCGCAGGCATCGGGCCTGTCGCCGCACGGCGATTCCTTCTGCAAGGCCGTCCTCAAGTTCCCGCCGCAGGCGATGACCCCCGAGGGACGTGCTGAGTTCGAAAGCCTTCGGCACCTGAAGATGTCGAAGGAGGAGCAGGTTTCATACGACCTCGACGCCGGGCACCGTGGTGACGCCACTGGTCACCTCGTGCGCCTCGACGGAAGGGCCAACGGTTTGCAGATCATCGGGCTCTTGACTCGAGACTCGAAACTGTGCACTGAAACAGGCGTTGACGGAAGTCGACGTGACATCTACCAGACCGTCGCCAACATGATGAACCAGCGAATCGAAGAAGAGGTCTCGCACGTTCGCGGCGACATGGCGGCGCACACCCTCATGCGGTTGAACGGTCCCGTCGATCGGGCCCTTGCGAAAAAGTTGACAATGGTGATCCCCTACGGTGTCACCGATTTCGGTCTGCGTCAGATCCTCGAAGAACACCTACGCCCCTTGGCCGCGAAGGCACGGTTCCCGATGAAGGGACTTCGGCACCCGATGCGGTTCTTCATCGAGGCCTTCAGAGCGTCTCTCGTCGCAATCGCGCCGAAGGCACTGGAGTTGATTGACGTCGTGAAGTCGACCTCTATAATTCGTGACCTCACTTGGACAACTCCTGACGGGTTCTCAGTCGTGCACAAGTACAACAAAACAAAAGTTCACCAAGCGCGTACACGCTGCAACGGCAGGGTGATCACGAGCATCTACGGTGTCGAGACCCCCGAGGTCGACATCCGCGCAACGATCGGCGCCTTGGTCCCGAACCTCGTGCACAGTTTCGACGGTGCCGTCGCCCGGTCCGTGTTGCGCTCGGCCCCGTTCCCCGTCTCCGTGGTCCACGACTCCTTTGCGTGCCACCCGAACAACGCGATGGCGCTTCGAGCCGTCATTCGACAATCGGTGATCAAGACCTTCGAGGCCGATCACCTCAACGCATTCCTCGCCGCACTCAATCGTCCGAGCATGTCGCTCGGTGAGTTCGATCCGAGGGAAACCTCTCTTTGGATGTATTCGAAATGAAGAGCAAAAGTGACAAGAAGGACACGATCCGTGGTACGACTCCGGTGGGCTTGGCCGTGTGGCCGAAACTGGATCGCCCGGACACGAAGTTCGACGCCGACGGCGTCTTCTCGACTGGCCTGCGTTTGTCCGCGAAGGACGCCGCGCCGCTCATGAAGGCCATCGATAAGATGATGGACGACATGACGGCCTCGGTGGCCAGCGAACAGCGTGGCCGTGCGCCGAAGCGCGGCGACCCGCCGTACCGTCCGTTCCGCGAGGAGGACGGCACCGAGTCGGGCGACATCATCTTCAATTTCAAGATGAAGGCGGTCTCGCGCTACAAGGATCGCGTCGACAACCGTGTGCCCGCCATCTTCGACGGCTCGGGCAAGCCGCTGGCACTGAACGGGCCGATGGGCGGTGGCTCGAAGATTCGCGTCGCGTACTCCGCGAGTCCGTACTTCGTGCCCGCGATCGGCGTCGGCGTCTCGCTGCGCCTCGAAGCGGTGCAAGTCGTCGATCTCGTGAAGCGCTTCGACCGCAACGACCCTGCGACCTACGGCTTCGAGGTCGTCGATCAGCAGGCGGGCGACGACACCTTCGGTGCCCCGGCGAACGACGAGGTTGACTTCTGATGAACAGCCGCAGGAAAGGGAAAGTCGGCGAGCGCGAAGCGGCCAAGGCTGTGAAAGAACACCTTGGGTGGGAGGCGTTCCGATCTGCTCAGGCCTGCGGCAAGCACGCTGCGGACCTGCTCGGTGTCCCGGAAGGAGTGCACGTCGAAGTGAAGTTCGTCGCCCGCCTCGGGGTGACGAAGTTCATGGAACAGGCGCTCCGCGACCGGAAGCCCGAGCAGGTCCCTGTCGTGGTGATGCGTGAAAACCACGGCGAGTGGCTCGCTATGGTGCAACTCAAGGACCTGAAGATTCTTTCCGAAATCATTACTGAACGGACCAAACATGAGTGAATCGAAATTCGTGCGGCACGTACCGTGCGAAAAGTGTGGGTCGTCGGACAACGCAGCCCTCTACGACGACGGCCATACCTTCTGCTTCGGCTGCGAGCACCACGTCAACGCCGCGACCGACGACCTTCAACCGATCGTCGTGGAGTCCAAGTCGGTGTCCCTCATCGAGGGCACCGCTGGGTCCCTGTCGGCCCGTGGGATCAGTCAGCAGACTTGCGAGAAGTACGGCTACCTCAAGGCCATGATCGGCGGCAAGCCCGTGCAACTGGCCTGCTACGCCGACGCCTCCGGCCACATCGTGGCGCAGAAGGCCCGCTTCGCCGACAAGACCTTCACATGGGTCGGAGCCCCGAAGGAAGTCGTCCTGTTCGGGCAGCACCTTTGGTCGAGCGGGGGCAAGATGGTCGTCGTCACCGAGGGTGAAATCGACGCCTTGTCCGTGGCGCAGATGCACGAGTGCCGATGGCCCGTCGTCTCCGTCCCAAACGGCGCCGCAGGTGCCGCGAAGGCCCTGAAGAAGTCGCTCGAGTGGCTCGAAGGTTTCGAGCGCGTCGTCCTCATGTTCGACATGGACGATGCGGGCAAGAAGGCGGCGCTCGAGTGCGCCGAGATCTTCACGCCCGGCAAGTGCGCCATCGCGAACCTGCCGATGAAGGACGCGAACGAACTGCTCAAGGCCGGGCGTGGCGCCGAGATCATCTCGTCGATGTGGAACGCGAAGATCTACCGACCGGACGGCATTCTCGGCGGCGATGAGGTCAAGGAGATGCTCATCTCTCGGCGCAAGGCTTTCACGCTCGGGACCTACCCGCACGCAGGGCTCCAGTCGATGACTCGTGGGATCCGCAGTCGCGAGATCGTCACCATTTGCGCGGGCAGCGGAATCGGGAAAACAGAGTTCACACGGTTTGTTGCCTATAGTCTCAATCGTCAAGGGCTCAAGTGCGGCTACATCGCCCTCGAAGAGTCGGTCGATAGGACGGCCCTCGGCCTCGTGTCGCTCCACCTTGGGCAGCGCCTGCACCTGATGGAGCAGCCGGAAAAGTGGCCGGGCTTCGACGAAGCGTGGTCGGACGTGATCACCGAGAAGGTCTTCTTCTACGACCACTTCGGATCCCTCGACGGCGACAACCTGCTGAACAAGATCAGGTACCTTCGCACGAGCATCGGCGTCGACTTCGTCGTCCTCGATCACCTGTCGATCGTTGTCTCCGGCCTCGATGACGGCGACGAGCGGAAGACCATCGACAAGGTCATGACGCAACTCCGAAGCCTCTCCGAGGACACGGGCGTCGCGGTCATGCTCGTCAGCCACCTGAAACGCCCGGACGGCAAGGCTCACGAAGAGGGCGCGAACACCAGCCTCGCGCAACTTCGCGGCAGCGCTGCCATCGGGCAACTTTCCGACATCGTGATTGGTCTGGAACGGAACCAGCAAGACGACGAGACCAAGAACATCACGACGGTCCGCATCCTCAAGAACAGGTGGACTGGCGAAACAGGCATCGCCGGGCACATGTCCTTCGATCGGATCACAGGCACCATGCAAGAAGAGACGATTGCTCCGCCTTCCGACTTCTCAGAAGACTGAGTAAAACAACTCAACGTATTGAGTAAATCATGGACGCCAATTCAATTCAGATCTTCCACGTTCCGCTTGCACTGACCGAGAAGCCTCAAATCGTCATCTCGGTCGGCAACTTCACCGAGGGGTGGCAGACCGCCACCATCAATCTGAAGGAGGCTCGGAACGTGGTGGATCGGCTCAACAAGTTGATCGAACTTTTGGACGGCAAAGAAGGCTTTCACAACGGAGGATACATCAGTGGCTTTGAGTGACATCATCGTGCGGCGAGTGTGCGACGAAGCGGGAATCGATCTTGACGATCAAGTTTCCATCATCGAGCACCTTGCAAAGCGTGTCCGCTACCTCGAAGCGATCGCGTCTCATGCGGTCGCGTTCTCGGAACTTCATTCGAGCGGGTTCGACGATCCGGCGTTCAAGAAGATGACCGCCGAGGATTGGAAAAAGAGCGATCTGCACTGGCTCGCACTTCTCCGCATGGTCGACCGTGCGAAGAAGGAGATGCCCGTCGTCGTCTCGAAGCCCTTGGTCTACCGCATGTCGGAGATGCACTTTGAAGGCACATGAGTATTGCGTCCTCGACATCGAGACCGACGGCCTTTTCGCAACCGGGTCGAAGATCCACTGCGTCGCTGTCAAGAGCAACGTCGAGGGTCGGGTCATCGGTCTTGCGGAGCACTCCAAGGCCCTCGCCAAGGAGTTCTCCGCAGAGAACCCGGACGTCAAGGTCATGACGATCGCCGAGGCTTTCCGCTTCGCGTTCAGCCACAACCAAGTCGTCGGCCACAACCTGATCGCCTTCGACATCCCGTGGCTTGAGCGCTACCTCGGACTGAAGTGCGACACCTCAAAGGTGTTCGACACCTTGATCGCGGCCCGGCTCACGGAGCCCGACGTCCTTCAGGTCGACATCAACCGCAGGGTCCCGGCGATGCCGTCGGAACTCTACGGGTCCCACAGCCTGAAGTCGTGGGGCTACCGGATCGGCGTCAAGAAGGACGCCTTCGGTGACGACCGCGAGGACTGGACCACGTGCACGGTTCCGATGTTGAACTACTGCATGCAGGACCTTGAAGTGACCGAGGCCCTTTTCAAGTTCCTCGCCAACGTCCCATCAAGCGCCATGCGACTCGAGCAAGAGTTCGCCGTCGAGGTCACGAAGATGACCAACAACGGGTTCTCCTTCGACGTCGTCGGTGCCGCGACGCTCTACGGGAAACTGAGCATGCGCCGAGAGGAACTGAAGACGGAACTCGAACTGGCCTTCCCGGCATCGGAAGTCAAGATGAAGCGGAAGGTCAAGAGCGTGCCGTTTAACCCGGCAAGCAGGACCCAGATCGCGGCACGTCTCATCGAGAAGTACAACTGGCAACCGAAGGAGTTCACCGACGGTGGGTCGGTCAAGATCGACGAGACCGTGCTTTCGAAACTCCCGTGGCCTGAGGCGCAGAAGTTGTCGGAGTTCTTCCTGATTCAAAAGCGGATCGGGCAACTTGCCGAGGGTGACAAGGCTTGGATGAAACTCGTCAAGGCCGACTCGAGAATTCACGGCGAAATCATCACGATCGGCGCGGTCACCGGGAGGTGCTCGCACCAGAACCCGAACATGGCTCAGGTGCCGAAGCAGAAGGAATACCGATCGCTCTTTCGCGTCCCGGAGGGGAAGACCCTCGTCGGAATCGATTGCAGCGGTCTGCAACTTCGATGCCTCGCGCACTACATGGCCCTGTACGACAGCGGCGACTACGTCAAGGTCATCACAAGCGGTGACATCCACACGGAGAATCAAAAGGCCGCCGGACTGCCGACTCGAGACTCGGCGAAGACCTTTATCTACGCCCTTCTATTCGGTGCCGGGGACGAGCGGCTCGGCGAGATCCTCGGCGGTGGTGCCGTTGAGGGGCGTAAACTTCGCGACAAGTTCATGAAGGGCCTCCCGGCATTCAAGCGCCTGTCCGACTCGATCCAAGGCGTTGTGAAGGGCCGTGGGGACCTGCGCGGCTTGGACTCTCGAAGGCTGCCGATCCGCTCGAAGCACGCCGCTTTGAACACCTTGCTCATGGCTGCCGAGGCAATCATTGTCAAGACCTTCACAGTGCACCTTATGCGGCACATCGGATCGATGGGTCGACTGGTGGCCCACGTGCACGATGAACTTCAA